ATCTTAAAAAATCCCTATTTATAGGCTTTTTAACGGTAACGCATTTTTCGTTCATCTTATACCGATCTTATACTATTATTGATAATTCATTAAAAAACATTTTCAAAATAAAATTAATATTAATATAACCTCTTATAATTCCCTTGCAGTTGGTACTTCTCAACGCTTGCAAGGTCTTTAATGTATTCCAAAACACGCCGTTTTCCGTCAGGGTTAAGGGATAATAATAACCCTGTTATAACCCTTGTTTCCCTGGTGTTGTAAATCTCAGACAGCACGACTTCTTCTGGTAGATCAATATTATCTGGAAAAATCAAAAGGTGCGGTGCAATGTGGAATAATAAACATAATTTGCGGATTGTTTCAATTTTAAAATTCTCAATAGCACAACTTTCATATTTTTGCAGTGTTGACAACTTTATTCCCAGCTTTTCAGCGAGTTCGGTTTGAGTGTACTTATTTTCAATACGCAATTTTTTAATTATATCTCCAGCCCTCATTTGGTTCACCCCCCGTTTCTATGCGTTTCTATAAGCTATTTTACGCAATATACATAATATTTTCAATAAAAAATATGTATTTTAAATACGTTAATTTTATATTATTATAACAATATAATTTTTAAGATAAAAAACATACAGAAAAACACATAAAATTTTGTTTATTTTGCGAATGGAATTATTTTGAAAATTATTGTAAAATAATAACTGGGAGGTGAAACCTTGAATATCACAGAATTAAAAATGAAAATTTTGCAGCAGACTGATAGTTCTGATTTTGTTGAACGACTTAGAGAAATGCTCGGTGTACCATACCAGGTAGCATATAACAGAGTTAATGGCAAAGCTAAATTTACACTAAGCGAAGCGGCGATCTTAAGAAAAAAGTTAAATATGACAGATCAGGAAGCCGTCAAAATTTTTTTAAGTGGTGAAGAGAATGACAGTTAAAGAAGCTGCTAAACTGTTAGGGAAGTCCGAGCAGTTTGTCAGAATAGGTTTACAACGTGGAATTTTGCCGTTTGGTTATGCGGTTAAGATGTCCAGCAAATGGACGTACCACGTGAGCGAGAAGAAAATATATGAATACCTGGGAGGTTAAATATGGAGCATAAGTTTAAAGTTGGTGACAAAGTAAGAGTTCTTGACGGTTCAAACATTGCACTTTACACAGGCGGCTGGTACAAATATATGAACAAATATGTCGGAAAAGTATATACAATAGTAGGTCTTTACAATACAAAAGACGGTCGAATGGCTTATAATATTGAAAATAGCATTTTGATGTTTGATGAACGAGGTCTTGAACTTGCAGAAGATGAAAATAAAGTTGCAGAATGTAAATTTAAAGTTGGTGATATGGTAATCGGAAACGAATATGCAGACGGTAGTTATGGAATAACAAAAAGCGGCTGGAAAGGTCAAGTTGTTAATGTTAATGCAAACGGTACATTTGACGCAAAAGGCGTTAATTCTACACATACATTTATGCATTTATTGCCTGAATGCTTTGATTTGGTTGAAAGAAAAGTTGTTATTACATACGTTGAAAATATGACAATTGCAAAATGTTATGAAAACGGAAAATGTGTAAAAACAAGTGTTGCAAAGTGCAGTCCAGAAGATACATTCGATTTTGCTATAGGTGCAAAGATTGCTTTTAATAGATTATTTGGTTTTGTAGAACCTATTTTGGATACCACATTTGACTGGGAAAGTTTCAAAAAAGGCGAAATTTGCGTTTTATGCAATGAAGATAATTATAAAGACTTTTTAGAAGCAGCAGAAGAAAACGGCTGCAACATTGGAAATCATGGTGATGATTTATTTGAATATCAGATAGGAGTAAAAAAGATTTTTGATTCATTACTTAAATGCAAATATGAGTTTTTGCTTGACAACGAAATTATATTTACATGTGAAGAAAACGTTGTAAAATTATCACCTTTTAAAGACGATAAGGCGGTTAAATGGTAAAGCTATATCCGCACCAGGTCGCCGCCTTGAAGGCTACAGAAGAGCAAAACAAGGTTGCTTATTACCTTGATATGGGACTGGGAAAAACGTTTGTAGGCAGCGAAAAGATGTTACAGCTTAATGCAAGGATAAATCTTGTAGTTTGCCAAAAATCAAAAGTTGAAGACTGGCTTGAACATTTTGCAAAAAATTATTCGGAAGAAAAATTTGAATATGTAATTGACGGCACAAAAAACGCAAGTCTTGATTTTTTCATAACAGGAAAATATAAAAGTGCGGTTTGTATTATCAACTATGACTTAATATGGCGTAGACCTGAATTATCAAAGCTTAAGCATTTTACTTTGATGTTAGATGAATCCTCTTTAATTCAGAATGAAACGTCGAAGCGATCGAGATTTATCCTGAAAAAATTGAAGCCTGAAAACGTCATACTTTTAAGTGGTACACCAACGGGCGGCAAGTATGAAAAACTATGGTCGCAATGTCATTTGTTAGGCTGGAGCATAACAAAGGGTGCATATTGGAACACGTTTGTTAAATATCATTTTGACGACAAAAACGGATTCCCACTTAAAATTGTTGACGGATATAAAAACGTGGACAGGCTGAAAAGCAAGTTAAGGGAACACGGTGCAGTTTTTATGAAATCTGATGAAGTGTTTGATTTACCACAACAAATATTTACGAGTATAAAAGTCAATACCTCGACGGAATACAGGAAATTTAAGAAAACGTCGATTATAAAATATAATGGGCGTGATCTGGTGGGAGATACGACGCTTACAAAGATGTTATATTTGTGTATGCTATGCAACAACAAAGAGAAAATACAAGCGTTTAAAGACATATTAAACAGTACAGAGGACAGGCTGATTGTATTTTATAACTTTGTTTCTGAATTATCTGCACTGCTTGAAGCTGTTGAAGATAGACCTATATCAGTTGTAAACGGCGAAACAAAAGACCTTGAAGCGTATGAAAAATCTGAAAATTCAGTTATTTTCATTCAGTATACCGCTGGTGCAATGGGGTTGAATTTACAGAAGGCAAATAAAATTGTCTATTATGCACCGCCACTGTCAAGTGAAATTTTTGAACAGTCAAAAAAGCGTACACACCGAATAGGACAGGAAAAAACGTGCTACTACTACAAGTTGATTTGCAGGGGCAGCATAGAAGAAAAAATTTATAGAACGCTTGAAATGCGTAAAAATTACATAGAAAGGCTTTTTGAAGAAGATGAAAACTGTTGAATTACAAAAATATTTGATAACAGCTATTGAAAAAGAACAAAAAATCAAAATTTGTCATTACAAAGATAAATACACAGTTACAGACGGTTATAAGGCGTGGTTTGTGCCTGATTGTCAGTTTTATCTTAAAGAAGAATGTTTCTCGGGACAGTTGTCAGAGAGTTTTGTCGCTGGACTCACACCTGATTATTACAAAGTGGATTTGTTGAAAAAAACAGGAGTTGAAAAACGTTTTGACAAAATAACAGCGGTTGAACTTAAAAATCCAGACGATGAAACAATATGGATTAATAAAATCGCTTTGAAATTTTTTGACAAAGAAGCGACATTCAAGGGTACTGACAAAAGATCAGCAATTTATGTTTATGAAAAAGAAGAACTCGTAGGACTTATAATGCCGTTTGTACCGAGGGAAAAAGACTGATGGCACAGGAAAAAAATTTTGAAAATAAGATTAAAAAATTCCTTGAATCAGAGGGGTGCTATTTTGTCAAGTTTTTTGCAAACAGCTTTACAAAGGCTGGTGTGCCTGATATTTTGTGCTGCTGCAATGGGTATTTTGTGGGAATTGAAGTCAAGGCAGCGAACGGCAAGCCGTCGGACTTGCAGCTTTACAACGTGCAACAGATTAGAGAATCGGGCGGTTTTGCTTGGGTGGTATATCCGTCCGCATTTGATAAATTAAAGCGAATTATCATTGACTTAAAACACGAAAAGTTTAACAGAGAAAGCGAGGTAATTTTGAAGTAATGTCAACAATGTACGAATTAACAAGTGATTATTTGGCAGTCCTTGAAATGGCAAATGACCCTGATATTCCACCCCAGGCAATAAGTGACACCCTGGAGGGAATCGAGGGCGAAATTGAAATCAAAGCAGAAAATACGGCAAAAGTACTTAAAGAGTTAGAGGGTAATGTAAACACCCTGAAAGCCGAGGAAAGCCGCTTGAATGCTAAAAGAAAAGCGATTGAAAATAACATAGTTTCAATTAAAAAACGCTTGTATGACGCTATGAAGCTAACAGGAAAAGAAAAGTTTAAAACAGATTTATTCAGTTTTAATATACAGAAAAATCCTGTCAAAGTGATTATTGATGATGAATCAAAAGTACCAGAAAAATATATCACAAAGGAAACTGTAATTAAAATTGATAAAAATAAAATTAAAGAGGATTTGAAAACAGGTACTACAACAACATTTGCACACCTGATACAAGAAGAATCTTTAAGAATTAAGTAAAAGGAGTAAATTTATGGGCGTAGGAACACTTATTCTCGGTGAATCGGGAACAGGAAAAAGCAGCAGTTTAAGAAATTTTTCAGAGGGTGACGTTTTTGTTATTCGTGCAATAAATAAACCGCTGCCTTTTAAAAATCATCTTAGATCAATTGTATCTGATGATTATTCAGACATCAAAAAAGCTATGAAAACAGCAAAGGAAAAAATCATAGTAATTGACGACGCACAATATTTAATGTCAAATGAATTTATGCGTCGTGCGACTGAAAGAGGATATGACAAATTTACAGAAATTGCACAGGGTTTTTGGGACTTAATCAACAGCATAAACGACCTTGACGACGACGTAAGAGTGTATATTATGGCACACGTCGAACGTGACGCAAACGGCAACGAAAAAATTAAGACAATAGGAAAAATGCTTGATGAAAAAATCACGGTTGAGGGTATGTTTACTATTGTTTTAAAGACCAATGTCACAGACGGAAATTATAGTTTTATCACTCAAAACAACGGACACGACACAACAAAAAGTCCGCTCGGAATGTTTAACAGTTATGCGATTGATAATGACTTGAAATATGTTGATGAAAAGATATGCAACTATTACGAGATAGGCAATTTTAAGACTGATGAAGAAATAAAAAAAGCTGATGAAGAAGCGGCAAAACCTGAAATTGAAAAGCCTGAAAAAAGAGGGAGAAGAAGCCGCAGCAAGGTTGATAAATCAGTTGATAGCACTGGACAAGATGAGCAAACATCTGAGAAACAGGAAACAGACCAGGAAACTACTGGAGATGTACAGCCGCCTAAACGCAGACGCAGAAAAAGCGAATAATTGAAATTGTTCCACGTGGAACATTTTTCTAAAATAGTAATTACCTTAATTGTTCCACGTGGAACATTATGGAAAAATAATATTTTAAAATTAGAAAGGAAAGTTGAAAATGGATTTTTCAAAGTTTGATAAAGAAGTTGACAAAAATAAACTGAAAGAGCAGATCAAGGACGCAAAAGAAAACGGCTTCGGCGAGGATTTGCCGAAAGGCTATTATTTTGGAGTATTTGAAAAGTTTGAAATTGGCGAAACAAAAGACGGTAGACCAATGTTTACAACACAGTTCAGAATTCACGGTACATATGAAGACGGTGAAGATTGTGCAAAACCTACTAAAAAATATGAGAAAAAATGCGTGTTTATGAACCGTGTTATTTTCGGCACTAAAAACGACGCAAATATGATTAATAGCTTATTAGGCTGGCTGGAAAAATTGAATTGTGATTTTCCGATAACGTTTGAAAGCTATGCAGATTTTAACGATTTAATTTGTGACATTTTTGAAGATATAGCGGAAATTCCGTTTGATATTAAATACGACCCGAAAGCATTTAACAGCATATCAATTTTAGGTGAAACAGACGACGACGTGCCATTTTGAGAAAGGAAAAAATAATGAGTAATGTTTATGATGATGTAGCAGAATTACAAACACAGGTTGCAGAATTGCAGTCACAGGTTGCACAGTTACAGGGAACAGTGACAAACATTAATACAAAGGTAAATACATACACAACAGACAGCGGCTGGCTTAATTTGCCGCTGTCAACAGGAATTGAAGCGTATGCAACAACGCAAACACCGCAGTATAGGAAAATAGGTAAAACGGTGTTTATCCGTGGAGCGTTGAAAAATGTGCTTGATAAGGGAGTTTTAGCAACTCTTCCTGCTGGATATAGACCTAATACAACAATAGCATTTCCACAGGTGACATCTGTTAGAACTGGAAACTTTGCAATGTTTGCAAGATATACAATTAATTCTGCTGGAGAAATTAAGCTTGAAGCAATTTCAGACGGTGCGGATTTTGGCGAATCAAAGTGGTTTCCTATTTCCACTTGTTTCAGCATTTAAGGGGGTGCAGCAATGAAAGGTGTTTATGATATGACAGCCGACACAGGCTGGAAAACACTCCCTCTTGCAAGTGGGATAACTCCTAATAGTGATTCAGTAATTCCACAATATAGAAAAATTGGCGAAGCAGTTTATATTCGTGGCGGAATTAAAGGAATCACAAACGATAATACACACGTTGCAACGCTGCCTGAGGGTTGCCGTCCTGAAAGAGTTTATCACTTCTTGCAGAATAAATCGGCAAGCGGCGGTGTGCCTATGGTTGCAAGGTGGAAAATAGAAAGCAACGGAAGAATAATAATGCTATTTAGTTACGATCAAGTCGAATCGACACACTGGTTCGCACTTGATACAACATTTTTAATAAATTAAAAGTAGGTTAAAAACGTGCTAAATTTTTACGACTTTGAAGTTTTTAAAGAAGATTGGTTAGTGGTTATAATCAATCCAATTGAAAAAACTGAAACAGTAATTGTAAATGATGTTGAACGCCTGGCGGATTATCACGCTGGGCGTGAAGATCAAATTTATATTGGTTATAACAACAAACATTATGACCAGTATATTTTTAAAGCTATTTTATGCGGTTTCAATCCTAAAGAAGTTAATGACTATATCATAAAAGACAAAAAGCCTGGCTGGAGTTACTCCAGCTTATTCAGGCAAATAAAAATGCTTAACTATGATGTTATGCTGCAAGCCGACGGCGGTTTGAAATCCCTCGAGGGTTTTATGGGAAATAACATCAAAGAAACGTCAATACCATTTGACATTGACAGAAAATTAACTGTTGATGAGATCAACGAAACAATTAAATATTGCCGTCACGACGTGGAGCAAACTATGGAAACGTGGTTACGCCGTAAAGCGTCATTTGACGCAATAATGGGATTGATAGAAGCGTTTAAGTTGCCTATTACTGACATTGGACGCACTGAAACGCAATTATCAGCTAAAATTCTCGGTGCAACACAAAGGGAATACAACGACGAATTTGATATATCATTCCCGGAATGCTTAAAACTAAACAAGTATAAATATGTGCTTGAATGGTTTCAGAACCCCGAAAATAGGTGGTACAGTAAGGAAATACCAACAAGGAATGGCAAGACTAAAACAGTAGTCAATAAATTAAAAATAGACGTTGCAGGCGTGCCGCACGTTATAGCCTGGGGCGGTATACACGGTGCAATACCAAAATACAGCGGCAGCGGATATTATTTAATGATTGATGTTACAAGTCTTTATCCGTCGTTAATGATTGGTTTTAATCTGTTAAGTAGGTCGTGTGCAGACCCTAAAAAATACACAGAAATTTATAATACAAATATTGAGATGAAGAAAACAAAAAATCCATTAAGACCAGCGTACAAGTTAGTTTGCAATAAAACATACGGCGGAATGAAAGACAAAAACAACGCCTTATATGACCCACGGCAAGCCAATAATGTTTGTGTTTACGGTCAATTGCTGCTGCTTGATCTGATTGAAAAATTAGAACCGCACTGTCAATTGATACAAAGTAACACCGACGGTTTGCTTATAAAAATGCCTGGTGCTGATACTGAAACAAACAGAGATATATTTTTTAATAAAATAGATGATGTTGTTACAGAGTGGGAAAACAGGACGGGTCTGAAAATGGAATTTGATGAGTATACAAAGATATATCAAAAAGATGTAAATAATTATATTGCAATAGGAATTGACGGAAAACCGAAAAGAAAAGGCGGTTATGTTAAAAAACTCGGCGACCTTGATTATGATTTACCGATAATAAACGACGCTTTAAACAACTATATGATTAACGGAGTCAGCGTTGAAAGTACAATAAATAACTGCAATGAGTTGATAAAGTTTCAGAAAATTGTGAAAGTGTCGAGTAAATATTTATGTGGTTATCATAACGGAAAAAAGCTGAATGAAAAATGTCACAGGGTTTTTGCAAGTCTGAATAATTCGGACGGCTATATTGGAAAACAAAAGTCCAGGGGTGCAACGATTGAAAAATTTGCAAATACGCCTGAAAAATGCTTTATAGAAAACGGCAATATAAACGGCGTTGAAGTCCCTGAAAAGCTGGACAAACAGTGGTATATAAATTTAGCAAAAGAACGCCTGGAGCAGTTTGGAGTTTAAATGTAGATGAAATTATTTAAGGGTTATGTGCCTACTAAAAATAAAAAATGCTTAATCAAATTTAAAAATGCAAGACCAGAAGAACTGCAAACGTACAGGCAAGTTTCCCGACTGCCTGAATTTGCAGGAATACTAAACGACGACGCCGTTTTGATTGATATTGATGATTTTGACGAATCAGAAATATTATTTGATATTGTCAAGGATTATGAAATTAAATGCAGAGTTTACAAGACCACCAGGGGCAAACACTTTTTATTTAAAAATACTAACCTGAAAACGTGTAGGACGCACACACGCCTGGCGTGTGGCTTAACGTCTGATATAAAACTCGGGTGTCGTAATAGTTACAGCATATTAAAATTTGGTGACAAAGAAAGAGAGATATTATATGACATAGAAGAAGATGAGGAATACCAGGAAATACCGAAATTTTTAACACCAGTCAGAAGTAAGATTGATTTTCTGAATATGTCAGCAGGCGACGGAAGAAATCAAAGTTTATTTAATTATATCTTAACACTACAAAGCAATGATTTTTCAGTTGACGAATCAAGGCAATGTTTGGAGATTATAAACGATTATATTTTACCCGATCCATTATCAGATGAAGAACTTGAAACATTAAGTAGAGATGAAGCATTTCAAAAACCAGTGTTTTTTGCTGGTAAATCATTTTTATTTGATAAGTTCGCAACATACTTAAAAAACAGTAAGCATATTAAGCGGATAAATGGCAGGCTGCATATTTACAAGGACGGAATTTATGTTGACGCAGCGGAAGAAATTGAAGCTGCAATGATAGAAAATATACCAGGTTTAAACCGTTCACGCCGTGCCGAAGTAATGTCATATCTTGATATTTTGGTGCGTGAGAATAGCAGGACAGCAGGGGCGGAATACATAGCATTTAAAAATGGCGTGTTTAATATCCATACAAAAGAAATGTTACCTTTTTCCCCTGATTTGGTAATGTTGAATAAAATCAATCACGACTACAACCCAGACGCACAATGTGAAATAGTTGATAAAACACTTGATAAGCTGGCGGTCGGTGATAAAGATATTGTAAATCTGCTGGAGGAAGCCGTGGGATATTGCTTTTTTAGGCGGAACGAATTAAGAAAGTCGTTTATGCTGACAGGCGATAAGAAGAACGGTAAAAGTACATTTTTGGCAATGGTGAAAGAGTTGCTGGGAGATGAAAACACCGCTGCACTTGACTTGAAAGAATTGGGAGACAGATTTTCAAGTGCTTCACTTTTTGGCAAGCTTGCAAATATTGGTGACGACATAGGCGACGAATTTATCGCAAACCCAGCGATATTTAAAAAAATTGTTTCGGGTGACCGAATCCGTGGAGAGTTCAAGGGACAAAAAGAATTTTTCTTCGACCCTTACTGCAAGTTATTTTTTAGTGCGAACAATATTCCACGTATCAAAGATAAGTCGGGGGCGGTAATTGATAGATTAATTATCATACCATTCAATGCAAAATTTGATAAAAGCGACCCTGATTATGACCCATATATCAAATATAAACTAATACAACCAGCCGCCCTGGAGAGGTTAATTGTTCTGGGGTTGCAGGGACTTGAAAGAGTGCTTGAAAACCAGGCGTTCACAACGTCCACAAAGGCACAGAAAGAGTTAAAAGAGTACGAAATAAATAACAACCCGATACTTTTATTCTTTGCAGAAATCGACGCTGACAGCGTGTTGAACGAACCTACAAGCAGCGTTTACAGAAGATACAACGATTTTTGTTTATCAAATAATTTTACTGTTATGTCACAAATTGAATTTAGTAAACAGGTTAAAAAGTATTTTAATTGTGACATCAAAACAAAGTCCGTTAAGGGTAAAAAGTATAGGGTTTTTACGAGGTAAAAAGCTATGAATAATAAAAAAATAATTGCAACGATAACAGGAATAACAATTGCAGCAGCTTCACTTACAGGCTGCACAGAAGCGGAACGAGTGTCTTATAATTTATCAAAGCAAGCTGATAATTTTAATGTTGTAAGGCAGCTTACTGTTATTAATTGTATTAAAGGTGATGTGTTATTTCAGATGACAGGCAAATTATCAATAACAGCCGATACAGAAGATAAGCAGCTTGAAGTCATAGTTGAAGAAAATAATACTTACGTCAAGCATTTTGTGGGACTTAGTGACAATGTGACTTATGTTATAGAGGATTTAAACCTCGGGGCAAATGAAGTTGACAAATACCAGTACACCCTGAATTTTAATCCTGATATGTGGATTCCAGTTAACGTTGAAACGATTGACTAAGGAGAACGAAATGAAAGCAAGATCAAGAAACATTGATATTTTCAATTGTGACCCGAACCGCACTGTTATTATGTCAGCAGGACAGCTTAAAGAAGCGTTTGAAAAGGAATACGACAAACGTTCCGCCGAAGTATTCGACGAATGCAAGAGGGACATAGTCCCTCAGCTTATGGCGGTTTGTATGTTTGAACTTGACACCGAATTTGGATTCAAGAAAAAACGCCTACAACGATTTAAAGACGGCGTTGAAGCGTATTTCCTGACAATGTTAAGCGGCGGTTTTTGTGGTAAAGAGTTTAACACGCAAACTTGTATTGATGTTATGCGTGACAAATACGGAATTAATGTGGAGGTAGAAGACTAATGGCAACTATAAAAGATTTGAAGAGAATGTGCAAAAATATGGCGTGTAAAGATTGTCCGTTGAGTGGTAGCGATGTCAGTGACTGTTGGGTGGGCACTGTCCCTGATGGCTATCCTGATGAGGATATAGATGCAATAGTTGACAAATGGGTGACTGAACACCCTGTTAAAACCTATATGCAGGACTTTTTCGAGAAGTTTCCGAATGCACCTAAAGGCAAAGTGGGAGAGCCAAGGGTTTGTCCACAGGAAATATATCCTGGAATAGATGATATGGCTTGTACATATTGTAGATATCCCGAAGATTGCTTAAAATGTTGGAATCGGGAGATGGGGGTAAACAATGAACAAAACTGATTAAAAAGAACTATTGAAAGTTGTGAAATTTTGAACAAGGAGCTTGAAAAATGAAATATTATAAATTAACTTGCATTAAAGATTTACCAGAAGTTGAAAAGGGATATTCTTGCACTTTTGCCGAAGAGGATTTAGGTAATTATTTCTATTTCGACAAAGATATGGATAAGAGGAATTGCTTACTTCGTTATTACAACGATAGTCGTTTTGTTAAAAAGGAATTAGATATAGATAAGGCTATTCCAAATTTAGTTTGTCCAAAATGCAATAGAAAATCTCTTTTTCCCAAAGTACCGAAAGAATATGATCATTATGATGGCGATGGAGTAACATATTGGTACAAAGATGTTTTTGTGGAATGTGGATATGATGATTGTGATTATCAGCAGAAAATTCAATCTGTGCATACTCGAACGAAAGTTGAATGGTAAAAAGGAGAAAGACAGGTGGAAGAAAATGTTTAAAATAATATTTTTAGCAGTAATTATTCTTGTAGTCGTTGGAGTAATAGCTTTAATAACTATTGTTTTAATAGTGGATAGACAGAGTAAAAAAGTGTTTGATGAAACAAATAAAATATTTAGAAAGGAATTTGAAGATGATTAATGCAGATATAAAAAAGATCGCTGACAAATACGGCTTAGCACATCAGCTTAAAAAGTTTAAGGAAGAGTGTGCAGAAGCTATTCAGGCAGCTATAAAATATGAACTGGCTGTCAATGGTGAATATGATGAAAAAGAAACATATAAGCACCTGGAGGAAGAAATAGCGGACGTGATTATTATGTGCGAACAAATGAAATATTTGCTTGAAGAACACGAAATCACAGCGTACATAAATAGAAAGGTAGAAAGACAGCTTGAAAGAATGTAAATGGTGCGGCAAAAAGTTTGAAGCCGTTCCGCCGTGCAGGAAATATTGTTGCGTGGAGTGTGCAAAAGCAGGCGGCAAAAAAGTTAAACAAATTTATAAGCGTGAACACCCTGAAAAGGTGAAAACATATAACAAACGTAAAATATCATACTGCAAAATATGCGGCGTTGAATTGCCGCACGGCAAACAGCAATATTGCCTTGACTGTTTGCTTAAAGACTACATAAAAGCAAAAGAAGAGGACCGAAAAGCACACGAACACCTGGTTAAAGCATACTCCCGTCTTAGTTGCCGTGGATACGATAAAGAAGCTATTGAATATGAAATCGAACAGAGGGGGTATGACTTATAGACCCTATGAAGAAATGCCCCGTTTGTGGAAAGATGTATATTTTACGACCGTATCACGTTTACAGACAGCAGCAAAAACGACACGGAAAATATGTTTGCTCCTGGAAATGTGCAAGAGTAGGAGTGGAACAGGTTCACAATTCGTTAACAACTGAAAAGCCGTGTTTTTGTAAGTATGACGGTGGGGACAAATGCAAGATATTAATAAAAAAGAATGTGAAAATTGTAAATTTAAACAAACAATAACAGATAATTCATAATAGTATAAGATCGGTATAAGATGAACGAAAAATGCGTTACCGTTAAAAAGCCTATAAATAGGGATTTTTTAAGATTTGCGGTATAAGATGATTTTAAATGCGTTACCGTAAATTATGGCTATTTTAAGCGATTTTATCGCTTAAAAACGCCCTGCGGTATAAGATGGAACACATTTTCTATTACTTGCAACAGTTTTAAAATCATCAAAAATTTTCGATGATTTTATAATAATAAAAGAATATAGTAATTATCTTAGTTATCTTATACCGTTCACAGAATGTTAATATTTATATTTTACTGAGGTGCAGCGAATGAAGATTGAAGAAATCATAAAAAAGACCGTGAATGAAACTGTTAAAAAGCTAAAGTCTGAAAGCTTATTACAAGACGCATACAAGAGAACCGAAAAGCATTTAAAAAATTATCCTGACTGGAAAAAAGATAAAATGCACGAAGACGAATGTTTGAAGATCGAGAACGCCTTGAAAACAATTGAAAAAGATTGCTATTACAGCATTATTGAATATAAGTATTTTGATAATATGACGCTTGAAGAAATAGCTGAAATTTTTGATGTTGATGTAAGCACGGTGTCAAGACAAAGACATAGACTTATAACCAGGTTAAAATGGTTATTGTTTCCCGAGGATTTTTAACAATGATAAAAGCAATAATATTTTTATTTGCTATTGCCGTTATATCGGTAATGTTGTTTGAGTGAATTTAAACTGATTTTTAATCGGTTTAAATGAAAGTCAGTTTAAACTGACAGAAAGTCAATAAAAATAAGTTTAAATAATAGCCGTCAGAACGCCTACAAGGGCGTATGACGGTTTATTTTTGTTTATAGGATAAATTATACCACAAACATTTGAAAACCGTTTACAAGGCTTTACAGCGTATCAATGCAAAAAAGCCGCAAATTGCTAACCGTGTACAATGCAAAAGTATAGTAGTATAATATAATTAGCAAATAAAGGAAGAAGGAACAGTTTGAACACTGAAATATGGGTTGCTGTTTGTTCACTGCTGGGAACGGCACTCGGGACATTCAGCGGTTTGAATATGATAAATTACAGGCTGAAACAGCTTGAAACGAAAGTTGAAAAGCATAATCACCTGGTAGAGCGTCAATATGATATTGAAAAAATAACAGCGGTATTGACGGAAGAAGTAAAAGTTGCGAATCACAGAATAGGAGATCTGGAGAAGAAAATATGAAGTTTACAAAACAGACATTGAAAAGAATGCTCAGAACGTTTTTTCAAACTGCAATAGGTGTTATTGCAGTTGGTATAACAGCCGTTGACTTCACAGAAATTTCAGCGGCAAAAACAGGATTAATTGGTTTGGGTGCTGCTGCATTTTCAGCAGGACTTTCCGCCCTTATGAATTTGGAGAGTGATAAAAATGAAAAAGGGAATTGACGTATCACACCATAACGGCACTATTGATTGGAATAAAGTAAATACTCAATTTTGCATAGTAAGAGCAGGATATGGCAGGGAAACTTCTCAAAAAGACCTATGTTTTGAGAGGAACTATAACGGCTGCAAGGCGAAAAAAATTCCAGTCGGTGCATATTGGTATTCATACGCAACAAGTGCAGCCGAAGCTGCAAAAGAAGCCGAAGCGTGCTTGCAGGTTATTGCAGGAAAACAATTTGAATATCCTATATTTTTCGATATTGAAGAAAAGAAACAGTTTGCACTTGGCAAGGCTGCTTGTACAGCAATTGCAAAAGCATTTCTCGATAAAGTTGAAAAAGCTGGTTATTATGTAGGAATTTATTCAAGCAAAAACGGACTTGAAAATTACATTGATGAATCAGTAAGAAAACGCTATGCGGTATGGGTTGCAAATGTTGGTGTATCTCAAACAAGTTATAAAGGTGCTGCAATGTGGCAGTATTCCTGGATTGGTAAACATTCAGGGATTAAAGGCGACGTTGATTGTAATTACTGTTATATTGATTATCCGTCAATCATTAAAAGCAAGGGGTTGAATGGGTTTACTGTTGATAAATCAACAGTAAATAAAACAAATACATCAGTCAATAAATCGACTGATGGAAAAGCAAGTACAAGCAAGATTGCAGCAGGGCGAAAAATCCAGCTTGACCATATGAATTTATATGTTTCGAGTGACGCACCGAAGCGATCAATAGTTTTAACTGGTTTTTACTACATATCAGACGGAAAAGTTATAAACGGTCGCTTGAGGATAACATCAAAACCAGGTGCAGCGGTTATCGGCTGGATTGATAGAAAATTTGTGAAAGAATCTGGTTAAATGACAGAACCGAAAATAAAGCCGCAATTTAAATTGTTTGCAACTTATTATATGGGTGAATGCCTGGGAAATGCTGAAAAATCCGCACTCAAAGCAGGGTATTCAAAAAACTATGCAAGAGGCAATGCACACAAATTGTTGGCGAGAAAAGATGTACAGCAATATATGCAATATTTGAAAGAGTTGCAGGAAAAAGACCCGTCAAACGTTGCCTTACATATTGCAACAGTTTCAGACATTCAAGCGTTTTGGACAAACGTTATGAATGATGAAGATGAAATGATAAAAAACAGATTAAGAGCGTCGGAACTTCTTGCAAAAGCGAGGGGTATGTTTACAAATGATTGGTAGGTGATTTTATGGCACACGAAAAAGTTTATGCGATTTGCGAAGACAAATGCTGGGAAGAAACTATGACAAAACAGCAGATTGAAGACAAAATATCAGCAGAAACTTCGGAAACTGCAACAACACTAACTAACTTAATAAGTAGTGTTGAAACCACAATTGAAACAAATATAAGAATAAAGACTTATAGTTCATACGATCAGGTGCCGAATTGTCAGGGTGTAAATGATATGCGTAAGGTCGCACAGAATATGGCAAAGCCGAGTGTACTTGTAAGATATATCAACGACCCGAATTTACCAGGCGGTGGAAACGGTGTATTAACTATAAGAACAAACACAACGACAAATACAGCTATGTTTACGTTTGAACCAGTAACTAATCAGAATACATACGTTTGTCATTTCTTTGCTGCTGATAGTAGTAACTGGATAAATACTGCTATGACGTGGGAACAAATTCCATCAAGTGCCGATCTTACTATTATTAATAATCAAATTGCAAATTTATCTGCTGAAATAGAAAAGCTTAAAAAATGATTAGTAATTTTTATAGGTCGAAGCCGTGGGTTGATTTAATGGCGGTTATACGTCTGGAGCGTGGCAATATATGTGAACATTGCGGCAAGCCTATTGTCAAAAAATATGACGCAATAGGACATCACAAAATCGAGCTGACAGAGGAAAACGTTGAGGACGCAAATATATCCTTGAATCCTGATAATATAATGCTGGTACATCACAGGTGTCACAACATCATACATAACAAGCTGGGCATTAACGCAAAGCAGGTATATCTTGTATATGGGTCACCGTGTAGCGGTAAAACAACGTGGGTGCGTGACAATATGAGTGCAGGCGATTTAATTATTGATATGGATAATATATGGCAATGCATAAGCGGTCAGGACAGATACAGCAAGCCTAACAGGTTGAAGGGTGTTGCGTTTATGGTTCGTGATAACCTTATAGACGCAGTCAGAGTAAGGCGTGGCAACTGGTTAAATGCTTATATAATAGGCGGTTATCCGTTAATAGGAGAGCGTGAGCGGCTTATTAAGGCACTCGACGCAAGAGAAATATTTATTGATACAGACAAAGAAACGTGCATTAAGAATTTATATGATAATTCAAATGGGCGTGATTTGGTACAATGGGAGAATTTTATTTCCGATTGGTGGGAACGGTACTCCCCCCACGTATCCTGAAAATAATTTACTTGGGGAAC